TACACGCTTTCCAGGCGTGCCCGAAAAATTCGGATTCCGCAGATTTTCAATCAGTTACAAACAAGCACTTTCAGACTTGCGGTTTATTTGCGGTTTTTTCGTGTTTAACCGCAGTATAATGGTATTTTTCGAATGATGCTATTTTGAGCGACTGGATCAGTCTATCCTGCATATTCGTCAAATCTTCTATCTTGTCCAGTGTGACCCATTCGTTACTTTTGTAATCTTCAATAGGGAAACACACCTTTACTTTTCCTGCCGCTCTTTTAATTCGAACAATCCATCGCCAAACAGAACCATACTTGTTGATTGTGAAATACGATTTGAAAGATGTATATTGAATCTCATCTTCGTAGGCATAATCTTTCAGTAATTTCTTGACCAAAAGATAAGCCTTATAATCTTCGCCATTTGCTATAGGTGAAGGCTTATCACCTTTCGGCTGCGGAATAGACAATCTATCATTCAGTTGAGTCCGAACCTCTCTTGCAACCTCATCTACAGAATAACTGCAACCGATTGAGTCGGCTATATACTTTGCAAATGTATCAGAGCATTTGAATACGTCATTCTCTAGAAATGTCCTAACCTTCTCTTCAATATTAATGTTTTCTGCAATCTGCATAATTTTCCGTTCATCAAAGCAGTTTCTTTGAAACCTACCTAACAATTCTACATCATGTTTATCAAAAGAGCTTATATCGAAAACAAAGAATGGTTTTGAGTCCATCAAGTTCACTCTATCCATATCTGAATAGAAGCGATATTCTATACCGTTAGTAAGTATTGCAAACCTAGCCTTAGTTGCCACATAATACTTAGCTAGCTGGAGAACAAAAGCATCTAGGCTCTTTTCACACTTCTTGCACTCTACTATCATCGCAGGTTTGGAATCAATATTAATAGCATAGTCCACCTTGTCTCCCTTGCGTGAAATATCGCAATCCATTTCGGGTATAACCTCTAGTGGATTGTATATATCATAGCCGAGTGAGACAAGAAAAGGAAGAACGAAGGCAGTCTTCGTGGCTTCCTCAGTCGCTACATGATTTCTCAGCTTAGAAACCTTGTCAGATAACTCTTCAAGAGTTTTATATAATTCCATTGCTCTACACCTTATTATATATATTATACTATGCGCAAAGTTAAATAATCTGAATATCAAGATATTTCTGTATATTTTGTACCGATTTTACAAATTTATTTTATACCTTTGCACTGTCATTCTAAAAATAACAATGCAAAGATACAAAAAAGATTGGAATTTGGCATGAATGATGTGTTAAGATGCACTAAGAGCAATAAGTTAAATTTAAAATTCATCGTTATGGGATGCACTAAGAGCAATAAATCTCCAAAAGTTGGAGAAAAAAAGAACGCTTTCGTAGAATTGGTAGATTTGTGGAAGCAAGATGTTAATTGGAAAAGCAATGCAAAAAACAACAGAAAAATCTGCATTGGCTTCGGTATCTCTCTAACAGCAGTAATGGTATTCTGTCATACTTGGCTGTTCATACCAGCTATTATCGGATTGTTATGCTGTCTATCTAGTCTGAAGGATTTAAATGTGGAGGAGTAAGATATGGCAAGATTTATCGAAGTAAGAAACATTGAAGGCTATAAGATACTCATCAATGTCGACAACATACAATCAATACGACAAGTTGACGGTTTGGGTAAAACTTGCATTTTGCTTAATAATGATATAGTACGAACAGAACTTGAATACTCGAAGGTAGTCGAGCTTGTCAGCCCTAAAAAGAAAGGATTTCGCTTATGGCGGTAACAAGTAATGAACCAAAGGTAATAGCAACAAGCAGATACAGCATCAATGAGACCTGCGAGTTGCTTGGCATCACAAGAAAGACCTTACAGAAGTACACTATGTTTGGTCTTATCAAATGTGGGCTTAGAAAGGCAACCATGAAGAAGTTCTATACAGGACTTGAAATCATGAAGTTCTGGAGGACTGCGGTATGATATATGATAAAAACCATCCTCTCCGAGTATGCACACTTTGCAGTGGATATGATTCGCAATGTCTAGCTTTGAAATATCTCAAAGATAAACATTCAGAATTTGATTTTGATTTGGTTGCCTGGAGTGAAATAGACAAGTCAGCTATTACAGCTCACAATATCCTCTTTCCAGAATACAAGGATAGAAACCTTGGAGATATGAGCAAGATCATGTGGGATGGTGTTAAAGATTTCGATATGCTCACATACTCTACACCTTGTCAGTCGGTTTCTACTGCAGGAATGAGAAAAGGCATAGAGGAAGGCAGCGGAACAAAATCATCTTTGCTATGGTATACACGGAATGCCATCATAGCTAAGAAACCAAGGTATCTCTTGATGGAAAACGTCAAAGGTCTGGTAACAGAAAAGTTTCGTCCATTTTTCTTTGCTTGGTTGAAAGAACTCGAAAGTTATGGTTATACATCATATTACAGGGTACTCAATGCTAAAGATTATGGTGTTCCTCAAAATCGAGAACGAATATTCGTTATATCCATAAGGAGAGACGGAGAAGAAAACTTTCACTATCATTTTCCGAAAGCAGAAAAGCTAACATTAAGGATAGCAGATATTTTGCAAGATAGCGAAGATAAAACTCTCTATATTTCCAAGAGTCTGTCAGACGGACTTATCAGAAAGACTAATGCCAATGAAGTAAGTTCTCCAAAAATAATACATATAGGAGACTTGCCTATAGGTGCCAAATTTGCAGGTAAGCAGAGAGTTTTCTCTATTCATGGCATATCTCCAACGCTTATGGAGAATATGTACAAAGATCCGAAAAATTATGGTTGCATTCCTAAAGTCGTAGTTAAAAACAAGGTTCGTAAGTTATCTCCTTTCGAGTGTTTCGCTTTGATGGGAGTACATAAAGAGGACGACTACAAGCTATGCAATAGTGGTCTAAAAAAAACAAAGCTATACAAGTTATCTGGTAACTCTATAGTGACTAATTGCATGACTGCCATGTTCGAAGAGCCTTTCTACCCTACTGGTAACAGCTATGTAGAGAAAGATGGACAATTATCATTGTTCTAGAGCCTACACCAAAGCTACTCCACCTTAGGCAAGTGGATTCTTTACTCTCAGAATTTGGCGGTAGCTTTGGCATCTGAGGATTGTGGCTACAGCGTTGAAAGTGTAGCAGTGCATATAAGCCTGGAGCGGTATTATTCTTATCAGACCATGTTTTACCTTGCCGTGTACCAGACCTCTATGATGCAATGAGACCAAGAGGGTTTGACTCCCTCAATCCTCACTTAACGCAACAAGTGGTAAATAGGATAAGGTTTAGTTTTTATGTTTGTTGGTCCCTCATTGTCTGTGAAGATGGTGAGGGATTTTTTTTGTAGCCTTTTTGGAGACTAAGTCAACACACTTGCCAACACACCTACTAACACACTGCTAACACACTATAAAAAACTTACTACCAATACTTTACAGAGATTTAAAAAAGTCAGCTAACACACTCACTAACACAATAGCTAACACACTGCCTATTTTTGCCAACACACTGCCAACACACTTTAAATAACTATAAACCAACGACTTACAGAGATTTAAAAAAGACAACTAACACACTGCTAACACACTGGTAATAAATATTGTCATTTTAATATACACCATCTAACACACTTGCCAACACACCTACTAACACACTGCTAACACACTATAAAAGACTTATTATCAATACTTTACATAGATTTAAAAAAGTCAGTTAACACACTCGCTAACACAATAGCTAACACACTGCCCAAAAACTTTTCTTTTGTACTAACGTAGTTAGTATCTTTCTTTTATAGTATATATATTTATTATTATATATATAATTATAATATACTAACGTGCGCGCGAGAAATTTTTGGGCGGTTGTTCTAATGCAAAATAGTGATGCTGAACATTGCTCCATACTCATCATACTGAGGAATGGTAATGATGGTTTTAGCTCTTGCCCCATCTTTAACCTTCTGAATTGTGATTAAAGAAGTCCACTTCGAAGGAATGTTCTCATCAAGTTCTTGGCATACTAGGCGGTATACTTCAACAGCACCTCGGTCAGCAAAAACTTTTCCTTCCTCATAACTGCAAGAAGTTATCTTGAAGGATAGCTCACCTTCGGTACCTGCATCAATTGTCAGTTTACCTTCCTTCACAGAAATAGAGTGCTCAATTTGCATTGGATCGCAATCTTCGGCATCCTTGTTGACAACGAAGTCACCTGCTCCAAAAAGCCAATGAATTTGCTCAATTTGCGTTTCAAAACGCATAGAAAATGTACCAACAGAGATTTCTTGCGGTTCTAAAGCCATACAAGCCGAACAAACCAATAATTCTACTACAAAAGAAACAAATCTTCTCATAAGCGAAATTTTAAGGGTTATTTTAAATTTTAAACATCATACCTACACCTGTCAACAGCCATTCGGCATTAACGTTATAATCTTCAACTAGCCAAGCAAGCCATTCTGATTTGATAGCTCTGCCATCTGGGCACTTCTTAAACGTAGAGAAATTCCAATAGTTGATACCATGAGATTCGGTAAAAGTGCGTATTCCTCTAGCTTTACGCTGGTTGATAGCAACATCAAGAGCAAGGAAGAAACGCTTTGTTATCGCCATGCCTGTTGGCGTTGTCGTAAGTTTCATACGCTATAAATATTTCCGTGTACGTTAATTATATAGAAATCGCTTTTTTATCTGCAGGAGTAATAGTTTCCCCATTAGCTAGCTTCTCGAAACATCTTGCAAGGTGTTCGTATGCCTGACGTAGCTCCCTTATCTCCACATCTTTCTGTGCATTAATTTCGATGAGACGATTTATAACAGAAAGCGAATCTATCTGCTCATTTGGCTTTTCAGCTCTAATTGATGTCGCAGGAATATCATCATTAAGCATATTCCCTTCTCCAGTCAACAACCAGTCGATATTGTACATAGGCTTGGACGTATGGATAAGATTAGCCATTCTCGCACTCACCTTCAAAACCTTACCATTAAGGATATCATAAACCGCTTGCGGTCTACTGAGTCCCATATCCTTAGCAAGCTGCGAACCAGTTATATTTTCTTGCATAAGGATAGCATTAATAACCTCTTTTGCTGTCATACGTATAATAAAAGTTAAAATACAGAGATTTCTTAATGATTTGTACCGATTTACAAATATTATTCTTATCTTTGCACCGTGAATATTTAAATAACAATGCAAAATTACAAAAAAATATTTGTATGACAAATAAAAGTGAAGAAAAAAAGCAAAAAATGACCCTTTTGGATTATTACGAGAACCTTCCAAAGTCCTCGTACCCAAAGAAGGATTTCATTCAGCGCATCATGTCAGAATGCGATGTGTCATTTACTACAGCCCGCAACTGGACAAAAGGTCATACAAGACCGATGGTTGATTGGCAGATTAAAAAACTGTCTGAAATTACAGGAATACCAAAAGAACAGCTATGGCAGTAGAGTTTTATATGTTTGATGATGAACTTTGGTTCATTAAGGATGGTACCGAAAATCAAGCTCTCTCGGAAAAAGATACAGAAGTCATTAAGAAAATGATTGATGCTATCCGAGAAAGATTCCCCGAAGCCTACAAGGCTTTATCTAAGGAGTATCAAAAGAGTGCAATGAATGTTCCTTATTATCAGTTCTTGATAGTCAGAAGATTCTGTAAATGCAACTTCGGAAAGCTTGATACAACCACCTACGATATTGATAATCTCGGCAGGTTTAACTTTGAAAAAGTTGAATGCCCACTGCGAGGAGAATGTATGAACGAAAGCATTATTTGCAGCCCAAAGTTTAACTCCAAACTATCACCTGCCGAAGAAAGGGTAATGAACCTTATCTATCAAGGTTTCACAAAAGAAGAAGTTGGTGACAAACTTTGTCTATCTCCGAACACAATTAAACAGCATGTCAGATCAGCTTACTGCAAGCTAGGTGTTCATGATAAAGGCGAGTTTATAAAGCTAGCTAAAGATAATGGATTTTTTAACAATTTAAAGCACTAAGAGCAATGAGTATGATTAAAAGAAGCAATGAAATTGCTATTCAGAAAAACGTTAAAATGATGGTTTACGGACAGGCAGGTATGGGTAAGACAACTTTCGCCCTCTCAGCACCTAAGCCTTTGTTGCTTGATTTCGATAATGGTGTCAAGCGTGTTAATACCGCACATTTGGATGATAATGTTGGTATCGTACAGGTTTCCAGCTGGCAAGATATTCTCAACTTGCTCAACTATAACAAGAAGGATTTGGAGGAGTTCGATACTATCGTTGTAGATACGATTGGAAAGATGATTGACTTCATCATCGCCTACAGATGCAATGGTCGCAATCCTCAGATACAGGATTGGGGCACCATCAATAACGACTTCAAATGGTTCACCTCATCTTTGTCACAGCTTAACAAGAACATCGTCTTTGTTGCACATCGTGACACACGCAAGGAAGGTGAAAGTACTGTGTATATCCCTGCACTTCGTGAGAAGAACTACAACAATATCGTTACCGATTTGGACTTGCTTGGCTATCTCGAAATGAGAAGTGAGAATGGACAGCAAATCAGAACTATCACTTTTGACCCTACAAGTCGTAACGATGGTAAGAACACCTGTCAGCTTCCTGGTTGTATGCAGATTCCGGTTATTCTTGATGCAAACGGACAGCCAACCGCTCCTAATAACTTCATCGCTACTCAGATTCTCTCACGTTATCAGTCTATGATAGCTCAGAAAGAAGAAAAGGTCAAGGAGTACAACAAGGCTCTTGAAGAGATTAAGGAGAGTGTTCAGTTGATTACTGACGCAAGAGGGGCAAACCATTTCATCGAGCACATCAAAGATTATGCAAACTTGGGTAACTCCATCATTCTTCATGCAAGAAGTCTGTTCACAGAGAAGGTAAGTGCATTGAAGTTGGTTTACAATAAGGAGACCAAGCAATACGAGGACCCACAAGCAGCATAAGCATGGAAGTAGTCAAGTTTAGGTTCTATGCGACGCTTTTGGATGCGTATCAGAACTACCTTGATAGTGACATCATTTGGAGCAAGTATTGGGGATGGTCTGAAAATCCACCCCATACTCCAGAAGAGTTCAAGAAGATACAATTCCAGTCGTTAATAGATAAGATAAATCGAGTACCATTCGATAGTGAAGCTGCTGACAAAGGCACAGCATTCAATGAGGTTATTGATTGTATGGTCCTTCATCGTAACTCGGAGAATATGGATATTCACACCATTTATCAAGAAGTAGAAGAATATCCGTATAGCAAAAGGGTTCCTGTCGGTGTAGAAGCAAAGCTGAACGGCAGAAGTTTCTGCTTTCCTATTCAGCTAGTCCGACATTATGCAGCCTACTATAAAGGAGCATTGCCACAGGTTTATATACAAGCAGTCTTACCTACCATGTATGGGAAAGTAATGCTGTATGGGTATATTGATTACCTTATGCCGTTCTGCACTCATGATCTGAAAACAACACGTCAGTATGCGGTCGGCAATTACAAGCGGCATTGGCAGCATCGAGTTTATCCTTATGCCCTCATGAAGAATGGTTGTGATGTTTACGACTTCGAATACAATATCTCGGAAATCGGAAAGACGTATTACAGAAACTACACAGAGAGTTATACGTTTAACCCTAAAAGGGATATTCCTCTACTCACTCAACACTGCGAGGATTTAATAAAATTCTTGCTTGATAACAGAAGTTTAATCACAGATAAGAAAATATTCAATTTGGTTTAAATGGCAGAAGAAAAGAACACCAATATCGTTGCACTCCAAGAAAAGGATGTGCAACTGGTGGTAAGCAAAGAAACTATTGGTCAGCTTACCACGAATATCAAAGAGGTTAAAGCTAGAGTTGAAAAGGCTTTGCCTATGTATGACATCAGCAACTATAGCACCGATGATATTCCAAAGTGCAAGGAAGACAAGGCTTTACTCAACAAGGCAGCTAAAGCACTTGACAATAAGCGCAAGGAGCTTGAAAAGGTTTGGAATAAACCTTTTGAGGAGTTCAAGACAACCTGTAACGATACGTGCAAGCTTATCAAGAATGCGGTATCTCTTATTGATGGCGTAATCAAAGAAGATGAAAATCGCACCAAGAAAGCTAAGAAAGAAGAGATTGAAAAGCTTGCCGAGAAATGCGGAGTAGAAACCATCGGCATCAAACTTGACCTCATCTTTGATGCGAAATGGCTAAACAAGACAACTTCAATGAAGTCTATCGAAAAAGCTATCACAGAAAAGCTTGATAACATCAAGAAAGACCTCGAAACCTTGAAGTTATTTGCAGAAGATTACGATGCACTTGCCGCCCGATACAAGGAAAATCTCAATCTGCAGGAGACTATCGCATACGCAAACAAGCTGAAAGAACAGCGTGCTAGCTCAGTGTCCCCTAGTAAAAAAGAAACTGAAACACCTCCAACATCACCTCAGAAAGAAGTTGCGGAGAACAAAGCAGTCGAACAACAGGAAGAGCAGCCGAAGAACGGTAAGATGTCTTCTAATGAAGAAGATGCCATGGATGCTTTCGCTGCTGCTATGGGGCAGTCGGTTGCACCTCCTACTCCAACCGAGACACGTACTTACGTTTGTACCGGTACAAAAGAGGCAATGGAATGTTTGGAACGCTTCATGCGTGACAATGGTATCACTTTTAATGTTCAGTAAAAATGGCATTTCAGATTAGTGGAATTATTCAGCATATAGGGAATACGGAGAGTATTTCCTATCAAGACAAAGTCTTCAAAAAAAGAGAGCTTGTCTTGGATTGCTCCTATCGTAACCAGTTCACAGGGCAGATAGAGAGAGCAAACTATCCAAAGTTCGAGTTTACAGGCAATCACGTTGATGATCTGAACGGCTTCAATATTGGTGATATTGTGACGGTATCATTCTCCTTGAATGGTTCACGCTCAGAGAAAGATGGGCAAGTCAGATACTTCACTAACGTTCAAGGTTATAAAATCGAGAAATATCAATCTCGTTATAATCAGCAACAAGGTGGAAATCAGACCGCACAAGCGGCTAACGGAAATCAGCCAACACCTACACAAGGGGCATGCCAAAGCGCACAACAAGCAGCTATGGAGTCTGCAAGAAATGCAGTATCAGCTTCTAATTTTCCTCCTGCTGTAGATGCGAACGGAAACCCTATTCAAGGCAATAATGACGATTTACCATTTTAAAGCTTAGACTATGGCACTCTATAATTTGAAGAACGTTTATGACAGAAAGAGGTTCAAGGAAGCCTGTAATCAGATGGTTCTGAAGAATGAATACGTTGAACTGAAGAAAAAGAACACTCAACGTTCTTTGGCTCAGAATAGCTACCTGCATTGTCTGTTAGGTTACTTTGCTTCTGAATTTGGTTTTACCCTCGAAGAAGTTAAGTTTGATATTTTTAAGAAGATATGCAACAGGGATATATTCGAGAGAAAGCGAATTAACAGAAGGGGACAGGAAATTACCTACATTAGAAGTAGTACTGAACTCGATAAGGCTGAAATGACAACTGCAATAGAAAGATTCAGAAATTATAGTAGTGCTCAGTGTGGGCTTTACCTTCCTGCACCTCATGAAGGTGAAATGTTATTTTTTGCTCAACAGCAGATTGAGCAATGCAAAGAATTTATGTAATTTAAAACAGAAAATATTATGTTAGCAGATTTGGATGGTCACAGACCAGAGAAGATTGAGTTTTGTTTGACCGAAGCTCAGAAAGAAATGTTCAAGGACGTGTTGGTACTTTGCGAAGGTGCAAAGAGTGCAGACGAACCTATCAAGGTTCTGCATGACAAGTTCAATGCTCTCTTCCCAGACAATGAGGTTGTTGACCGCAAGTATGATGATTTCGAGATTCACGCTATCCGTGAAGAGTACTGCATCAAGCAGGAGAATGATGTGCCAAAGCGCAAGGAAGAGTTGGAAACCGTTCTTGCTCAGATCAAGACAATGAAGAAGAATGCCGAGGAAGCATACGCATCAGCACTTCTTGAAGTCAGCGATTTGGCAGCAAGAGTCAAGAATGGTATCACGGATTTCCGCTTGCCTTCTACTAAGACCGCTCGTATTGCTCTCAATGGTCATTACCTCTTCTTTGCTTGGGTGGATGATAAGTTCCAGCTTTGCAAGGTTCAGAAAATCCCAGATTGGGACAGAAGCGGCTTGTGGAGCCAGGAAGATGTCAATCAGCAGGCTATGAAGGAAGTTTTCGGCATCGAGTTCCCCGAAGTGGAAAAGCCAAAAACAAAGTCTGAGGATCAGACTGATGATAATGACCTTCCTTTCGGTGACGATGATGAGGATGGTAATGATGAAGACGAGTAATCATGTACACACTCAGACCATATCAGAAACAAGCAAGTGATGCTGCCGTCAGAGCGTTCTCAGGCAAGACTAAGAAGAATGGACTTCTTATCTTGCCTACGGGCGCGGGCAAGTCGCTTGTAATCGCAGATATTGCAAGTAAGCTGGATAGTCCGCTACTCATCTTCTGCCCATCGAAGGAGATACTCGAGCAAAATTTCGCCAAGTTACAGAGCTATGGTATTTTTGATTGTGGAGTATATTCTGCTTCTGTAGGTTGTAAGGATATAAACATAATAACCTTTGCTACCATCGGAAGCGTTATGAACCACATGAAAGACTTTCAGCACTTCAAGTACGTAATGGTTGACGAATGCCATCTTTGTAATGCTAAAGGTGGACAATACAAAACCTTCTTCGAAGCCGCGGATAGACAGGTTATCGGCTTAACAGCAACACCATATCGACTAGGAAGGGGACTCAATGGCAGCTCGATGCTAAAGTTCCTTACGAGAACTAGACCAAGAATATTCGATGAGGTTCTGTACTATTGTCAGATTTCCGAATTACTTGCAAAAGGTTATCTTGCCGATTTGAGATACTTCGATTGCACTCAGCTAGATATGTCTAATGTGCATACCAACTCAACAGGAAACGACTTTGATGAAAACTCCCTAAAGTTGGAATATGAACGAAGCGGATTCTATGATCAGCTTACTTCCACTACCCTACGTGTATTGAAACCAAAGAATAAAATACCGAGAAAAGGAGTTTTGGTCTTCACTCGATTCACGGAAGAAGCGGAAAGATTGACTGACAAACTGCAACAGAAAGGTATCAATTCAGCAATCGTTACAGGCGAGACTCCAAAGAAAGAACGTGAAGCTATCTTGGAGAAGTTCAAGGATGGCACCATAAAGGTTGTCTCTAATGTCGGAGTTCTCACAACAGGATTTGATTATCCTGCACTTGACACGGTTATCTTGGCAAGACCAACGAAGTCTTTGAGTCTCTACTATCAGATGGTGGGACGAGCTATCAGACCTTTCAAGGATAAAGACGGATGGATAATTGACCTTGGTGGTAGTTTCCGTTCCTTCGGAAAAGTATCTGATTTAAGAATAGACCTAGAGGTGCAAGGTTCGTCAAGATGGTGTATCAAGTCTCTAGGTAAACAATTGACTAACGTAAGTTTTTAAATTATGAAAATTGAAGCAAAACAGATTAATGAGTGGGTTAAAAGAGCCTACGATAATGCTGTCAAACATGGATGGCATGAAGAAGAAAAGTCTAATGCGCATTGGTTGATGATGGTCTGCACGGAAGTAGCAGCAGCCGTTCAAGCTGACCGCAATGGGCGTTGGATGGATGACCTTGATAAAAGTGGGCTTGATTGCGTTATCGCTAACGACCACCACGGAGGTTTGGTTGAAAAATTCTACGGCGAACATATTGAGGGAACTGTTGAGAGTGAATTGGCAGATATTTGTATTCGTGTCTTTGATTTAATGGGTGTTTGTGGTGTTGTGGCAAAGGACGGATTTTCCACATTTGACTCTGAGGTTAAATATGCTAAACAGCATAGCTTTACTGAGGACGCTATGGTTGTTACTAGAACTATTGTTTCGTGCAACCTTAACTCATCTATAAGTGTAAAGGCAGAAATGTTCTGTGTCTTATATACAAGTATTCTTTCCTCCGTATTTGAATGGGCAGAAGCACTCGGAATCGACCTCGTTCAGCACATCAACTTGAAGATGCGTTATAACGAAAGCAGAGAATACCATCACGGAAATAAGCTGTATTAAAGAGTCCTATGGTTATGAATAAATACTATTTCAACCGCAAGCCAAAAGCGGCTCAAGCCGAAAAAAAAGAGGTAAAAAAGACTACTTCTAAGAGCAAACCTAACTTGGTTAAAAAGCTCGATCGGATATTCTCTCTTTATATCCGCTTGCGTGATGTTATGGATAATGGTTATGTTCGGTGTATATCCTGCGGGCAGATAAAGAGCTTTGAAGATGTGGACTGCGGTCACTTCCATAGTCGCCGACACATGGCAACTAGATTCAATGAAGATAACTGCCATGCTGAATGTAAATTTTGCAATCGTTTCTCTGCGGACCACCTCATAGGCTACCAACGCAACCTCATTCAAAAAATAGGGCAGCAAAGATTTGATCTGCTAAACGTGAAGGCGCATTCTACATGTCACTTCACTAATAGTGAACTAGAAGATATGATTGTTCACTATACGGCTGAGGTTAAGAAACTTAGCAGTCTCAAAGGTATCAAAGTTAATATTTGATAATATTTGCGGCAACATTATTTAATCAATAAATAATTTATTATCTTTGCACCGAAGAAATTAAATCTCTGAAACGTGGAACTTTCGGATAAAAAATATTCAGACCTCAATAAGTATTGTTTGGGTTCCACCTGCGTAAGCAGCTAAACAAGAAAGTTGAGGTTTTATTGTACAACTATGGCAGATTGGATAAGACTTCCTCGCAGCATCTTTGATTGGGATTGGTTCGATAAACCCGAAATGCTTTCCCTCTTTCTATACTTGCTCAACAATGCAAAGGAGAAAGAAGTAAAGCATGATGGGATAGTTGAGCATAGAGGACAGTTTTTGACTAGTCTTGGAAAACTCAGCACTACTATAGGTGCAGGAAAACAAGTAGTTAGAACCTGTTTGTCAAAGCTAATAAAAATGCAGCTAATAGAAGTGAATACGGAAAGATTATATTCCATCATCACTATCTGCAATTATGATGACTATTTTGAAGCTGAGGTCAATAAGCCTAAAGATGAGCTAAAGAATGAAGATACTAAACCAGTAGAAGCACCTAAGGAAGATAAGCCTAAGAAAACAAAAGAAGAGATTGCGACAGCAACAGAAAAGCGGAAGGAGAAATTTTATCAAGAGTTAGTTCCTTATGTTGCAACTTATGGCAAAGATATGATCAGAAAGTTCTATGGCTATTGGTCAGAGACTAATAAATCCAAAACAAGGATGAGGTGCGAGACTGAGAAAACATGGGATTTAAATCTAAGGCTACAGAATTGGGCAAGACGAAATAAAGACTTCGGAGCAAAGCAATCTGGCACGGCTCTACATAATTCGGAAAACAAAGATTATAACGAAGGAGGATGGTAATTATGAATGTAGATTTCAATCAAATTATTCAAAGGTTCGAAAAAGGAGAAGCCTTGTTTCTCGCTGACAAGGTGAGAATAAGGATTCCTAATGCCGAACAAAGGCTACGAGGAGGTCTAGACTATTTTGTCAAAAGATACACCTTTGGCAAGGAATCACATGCAAAATGGATGGAGAAGAATTATCGCCCTATTGTTGATTGGATGTCTGACAACGAAGGCAGGGGACTTCTTATTACAGGTGGGTGCGGTCTCGGAAAGACTCTAATAGCAAAGCATATTCTACCGCTCTTACTCCAAGACTCTTGCAGAAAACTCGTCAATATCTTTACAGCCCAGGAGTTGAATACAAAGATTGACGAGATTCTAAAACTTCACATCATCTGTATTGATGATGTTGGTACAGAAGAGCTTGCGAAGATTTTTGGCAATGTTAGATGCGCATTCTCTGAGTTATGTGATGCAGCAGAGCAAAAGGGAAAGCTTCTCATCATTACCACCAACTTAACTGCAAACGAACTCGAAGCAAAATATGGAGAACGAACTATAGATAGGTTAAAAGCTATCACTAAGTTTGTTCCTTTCACAGGTAAATCATTAAGAAAGTAGATATGGAAATTAAAGAAGACAAATATTTCTTGTTTGCTACAAAGCAAGCTAGATTAGCAACCTTCCTTGAAAATGATGAGGAAAGAAGAATGTTTAGAAACGCCATTTACAACGCAATTAAGTGGGGTAAAAGACATTAGTATATAAACTATAAACAAAAGAGCAATGAAGATGTTACAAGACGTTACAGATTGGTTTAAGGCTGAAATTCTTGGCGACCAATCATTACAACAGGAAAGAAAGAAGCAGAAATCACAGAAAGATTTCGAGAAGCGTATTAATGAAGCAGCTCGCCATGTCTGCCTCTCAGATCGTCCTAATGATGATGGGGCTCCATATCCTGTTATCTGCATGGATGGCACCGTTATCTATAAAATCTGCGAGAATCCTCGAATTGAGAAAGGAGAAATCAGCCTTGAAGATGTAGGGGAAGTTTTGGTAAGACAACGCATTCATTATGCTGAAAACAAGCCGAATTACAGATAGTTATGCTGTTCTAAAGTTAAATAAAGTTGCCAAAAAGCGAAAAAAGAAAGTAACGTTTGGTCAATTCAAAATTTCTTTGTATCTTTGCATCAGTTAATTAAACAACAAATAAGTTTAACAATTAAATGATAAGAGCAATGAAAAAGGTAAAGTACGTTATTAAGGCAACAAAGTTCAAAGATAACACATACGAAGATGTTGTTTTTGAAAATCAGCCACTCAGTCAAAAACAAGAAACATTCAGCGACGTAAAGCACATCTTAGATTTGGATTTCGAGAATGCTTTAGACGAAGGCAAGAAAGTTCAGTATGACGGAGTAGAGCTTGACATCTTCAATGAAGATGGTACAATTCTCAAAGAATGGATTCAAGACGTAGCATAAAGGTAATGGGGTGACTAACCATCACTCCACAATATATAGAGCAATGAAATACGAAGAAACGTTTAAATCCGAAGTAGCTTCAATTGAAGCTATGCTTTACAAAGCAAAGCAACGTAGAAAAGAATATGGTGCATTGAATGCCATCATATACATGAAAGGATGGCTTAAAGTTGTCTACGAAGAACTGAACGATTTCACATTGACTTAACAAAAGATATGAAACATGTATGTAGTAATTGCATATCTTCCGATATATGCTATTGTGAAGGCAAGAAGCCTAATGACACTTGCCATCAATGGGAATGGAGATATACAGGTTTATGGTTTGATAATTAAAAAGTAAGACAATGGGAAAAGAGAAAGTTACAGTAAACGATTTGAAGGTTACACTCTCAGAGCTTGGTGTAACATCTGGCTTGAAGCAGGAAAAGATTATTCAACGCCTGCAGGTCAATGGCTGCTTGATTGCAATGGTAACAGATGTGTTAGATCAGCTCATCAAGGATGAACAGGGCATGTTTAGGCTGTTAAGCGTTCGCTACAAGCAAGAGCAGAAGATGCACTACACTCAGATGCAGGATGCAGCCAAAAAGTACTACTTCCATTTGAAACCCTTTAATAAGAGTTTCTTCGGTGATGAGAAAATTTGCGCCAACCTGGAGGATAACGCAAATGACATCTATGAAATCATCAAGCTTCTTGCGGACCACACTAACGACCACAAGGATATGGAAGTGATTAAGAGAAACCTCAGAAAGAGAAAGTTGAACCATCATATTTTCGATTAAGATTATGTCAGTATATAAAGCAAACGTAGATTTATCAGACTTATTTCACGATATGTCTTACAATTATCAGAAAAGCTTCCTTGTTGAAGAGTTCTGTTCTTTACCTATAGAACATCAGGTAGAGGTGGTTGGCGAAATGCTAAACAATCTGAACGGACAACAGGTAGCAAAAGTTATAGAAGACGCTTTTGATAATTTGCATGAGCAAGCTCAAGAGCATGTAATCAACTATGTGAACGAATAAAGGCTATGATGTCCGACAAACAATATAAAGTTGCTCGCAAGGGTATTGTCGAGCAGCTTAAATTAGCTCAGAGACTACATTGCAAGCACATGGAGCAGAAGTATAAAGTGGCTTTGGAGAAGTTAGAGAAACGCTTCTTAAAGCCGGATGCCGTGGGCTGCTTCGATTTGGGCGCTAGGGTATCAAATAGTTATTATCATCTTTAAATGGTTTAGATTATGAAAATGGCAAAACATATTATTATAGATATAGAAACATTAGGTAGAAGAAATGATGCTGCTATTACTCAAATCGGCATAGTACCAGCAGATGAAAATTTCGATGTATTAGATCGGTATCTGATACAAACAGAACCTAAAACTTGGAATACTTGTGAAAGAACATTCACTGGAGAAACTTTACTCTGGTGGATTCAGCAAAAGAACTGTCCAGAAAGTAACAAGCCTACTCATATTGTCCATAGCTACAAATTTTTAGTAGATAAGCTATATCAAATCTTTAATAGATACAATACAGAAGACACTATAGTGTGGACTAAAGGGGCAATGGACCTGTTTTGCATTAAAGACATATGCGAGTATCTTAATATGGAAGCTCCCTGGAAATTTTGGCAACCTAGAGACATCAGAACCGCAAAGGAGTTCATTAAAGAGTGGAAGACCTTTGAGAATAATAATCATAACGCTCTCGATGATGCTTTGAATCAGTTGAGAGAGTTGAAAGCTAACTTAATTGAAAGATAGATATGGGTACAAAAGTAGAAGTAAGAACTATTCCTTTGCATGGATTGTTTATCCATCGCAAGCAGGTTTGGCGTTCACTAGGTAAGCTGAGAGCAGAAAGTCATTCTACATCAGCACAGAAAGTATATATGAATGAGTATGGCACAGAAGTATATACCGAGAATGCTGATTTCATTGATGGCTTGAAAGTCACTCCTTATGATGGGGAGTTACCAAAAATATCAAAATACGCTGATTGCAGCCAGAGCTATTATCAGCTTTGTTTAATGAAAAAATTGGTTTAGTTATGGAAGCAAAGATTAATATAGCGGCTATCCTAAAGGATAAGTCGCAAGGAGTTAAATTGTACTCCCGAATATGTGGAGCAGTAGAACTTAAAGAAGTTTAATCATCGTAAAAAGTAAGCGTATGGCACAGAAATATATAGTTGGTGATGTTGTTATGTATCACAACACAATCATGGTTATCAAAGAACCAAGAGACGGAAATCACTTTGACTTGTTTTGTCCTAAAGAAGGGCTAGTGTATTGTCTTGTTGATGTTGATGAAATCAAACCTGTTCCACTTACTCCTGACATATTGGAGACTAATGGATGGGAGAAACTAGATAATACCTATGGCTTGTATGCCTTTGAGCATCCTAATGAAGATTGGTTTGAACTGATTCTTGAACCTGATGGATGGAAAGCGTATTGCCTTGACGTAGGAATATCTAATTTTTTCAATTCAGTTCACGAAATTCAGCACCTTCACTTCGGTCTAGGTATTAATCACGAAATGGAGGTGTAGGTATGAGTGTAGCAACACAAGTAAATCACCATTGTCCTTTCTACGGAAGAAAATGTTACCAATGCGGTTATTGGAATCATAGAGGAAATGAATGTGAGATAATAACTCATCAAGACAGAAAGATTTGATGTTTAACCGCCTTCGGGCATAAATAGATAGAATATGAAACATATTAAGTTTACAATAGATATTACATTGTCTCCTGATAAAGAGTTCCTTACGAAGAAAGACTTTGTGGAGGCAGTATACACATGTTATGGAAACATTAGAGACGTTGCTCCCGATACAATAATAAAGATTGATTAACCATCCGCAAAGGATATAAATAAATAGATTATGACAGAAGAACAGTATAATGAAGTTATTTCTCTTGATAAGAGATTAAATGAGTTGAAAGGAGTGTATCATATGTTAGATAACAATGACACTCATCTTTCTTATTATAAGAAAGGTTACTTAGGTAATAGAGATAGTCTTTGTAACCTTGAAGATTTGTCTCCTATAAAAGACATCTTGGCAAAGTATGAAAATATCATACGTCTTGAAGTCAAAGGAGAAATGGAGAGTATTAAGAAACAAATTAGTGAGATTTAAATTATAGAATATGGAATGGAATAAAGTATCAGAAGTAGAAATTCCTTTTGGAGAAGAGGTAATTGCCTTTAACGAAAAGTGGATTGATGAGGATTTTAATCCTAATGGAACACGAGTAGGTTTTATTCAAGACGATGGTTTCGTATCTGCAACTTGGAATAACGAAGATGATTGTTATGATACATGCTATGAAGAAGGAGATGACTACTACAAAGGTGTCTCAGGTATTCCAGGAATGGACGCATACCATAAGCAGTTTGCAAAGCCAAATATGCCAACACATTGGATGAAAATGCCTACTCATCCTTAGTAAATAACCGTCCTTATAGGACATAAATATAAGTAATATGGAACAAATTTCATTAGAAAACAAAGTTAATAATACTTTGAAATGGCTCGCAAATCAAATTGCGTGTACCCAAGTATATAAAAAGTGGGACGAAGAATTTAAAAAGGAAAGTCTCAATGATGCTTGGCAAAAAGTTCAAGAACAGTTTAAGAAAGACATTGATTGGAATGCTCTTACAGAAAGCCAATGTAAGGCTTTGCATTTTGGAAGTTGGCAATCCGAAGAAGATGTTGAGGAAGAAATTTCTTGTTTACAATCTGCATTAGACAAGGGACACCTTACAAAGGAGGAATTTGATAAGAAGGTTGCCAACGAGAAAAATACTCTTGGACTTCGTTTGATTCCGCTATATCTCTATCCTTCATTGCCTATAGGTATTACCCTAACGTCTATTGGAGGAGAAGAGAGAGTTTTTGATGGCTCAAACATTGATACAGACATTAGATTTGGATGCCTTGCATGGGGTATTAAGCCGAAAAAAGATTAACTAATTATCCTCTATGAGGATATAAATAGATAGTAATATGAATAAAAAAGTAAGTGAATTTGTGCGTAAGTATGTTGAGGAGCACTTGGATAAGAGTGACCCAAAACAAGAGTTTGAGGTTTTTGTAGTATGGCAGTGCTACATTCTTGGTAATGCGAAGTGGTTGCTCTCAACAACGCTTCCAGATGGTATGTACTATGAAGTGACATACAACAAGGTCAAGGATGAGTTCTACCTTGATGCTTACAAGAGATTTGAGAATCGTTGCATTCAAAACAAGTAACTAACCACCCTCTCCTGTAAAAGGGAGAGGGTAAAAAGAAAGAAATATGGAAGAAAGAAGAATATTAATTACTTATGATAAAGCTAGAGAGTGGTTTAATGGTGATAATGAATCACTTAAAGAAATTGCTCTTAAAGCCTTTAGTGAAAGAGAATTAATACATAACTTTAGAGATATTACAACCTTCAAGAAAGCTTGTGATGAACTTGGTTATAACTATGATGATATTGTATCTAAAGTAAAAAGTATAGCTGAGATTAGTAAAGCTTCTGCTGCTATGTTCAAATTGAATATCATCAGAAAGGCACTTAATCTTAGATACGATATGCACATTAGTAAAAATGTAGAGGATGAAAACTATAATCACAATCCTTTTTTGAGACTTGTTATAAAGGGTTCAACTTGTCGTCGTAGTGACTTAGATAGAAGTAAACAAGAAAAACTTGGTGAATTTATAAGTGAAGGAATTACTTATGAAATTTTTAATGGAGGCGATAGCTCTTGTTGTGACCATAAAGGTTTGAGTGACTTTTCTCCTGACCGTCAATTTGGTTATGTTAGTGTTGATAAAGGATTTCTGGGTTGCGCTACAGAAGATGTAAGTAGGCATCTTGGTAAATACTTTGGTATGCTTATCATAGAAGCTATGTATGCTGACCTTGTAGATTTTGAAATTATCGAAGAGAAATATAAAATATAATATCTCCTTGGCAACAGGGAGAGGGTAAAAAGAAGTAAATATGAGATTAAGTGAATTTAAAGCAGGTACTATCTTAGTTGATGGTGATGGCAAAGTGTTTATCCATGATGGCTTTGTTAACGCTGATGGATATGGTGTGATTATCGGTGAAGATTCTGACGGAATGATTCAGAAGTCAAATAGTATTGGTAACTGGATGAAGGAAGGTTGCTGGAGAGAAGCAACTTCACAAGAAGTCAGTGAGTTTTTCGCTAAGGTTCGCAAAACACAGAAGATTATCAATTACTAAGGAGGGTAAAAAGAAGAGAATATGGACTTAGTAATTACAATATTAGGTTGGATAGCATTAGGTGTTATATCTGCTTATCTGTTAGCAATGGTAGGTAAAATAATCTTTGATGCTGCAACCGCTGATTATAAGTTATACAAGCATGTAAGATTGTGTCGCAAAAGATTGCTAAGACAGCGATATGAAGATTACGCTTGGCTGTTACTCCAGTTAGAGAAAGATACGGAAGTTTTTAATCTTACTCATAACACAAGAGATTGGACTTTTGAAGATTGGAGAGAATTTTATCTTAAAAAAGCAAAGGAGGATAAGCAATGAGTAAAAAAAAAGCTATTGAGAAAATACAATATGCTGTAATGCAAGTAGCTTCTGTATATGCCTGTTCTGCTATCTTTGATGAAAAGACAAAGGTAATAGAAGGCAGACAGAAAGAACTTGAAAAAGCGATTGTCAATTTGCATGATGCACTTAAAGAGTTGGAGGATGAGTAAGAAATAATATTTAATCAAAGTGATTATGGATAAGAAGAAAGTTAAAGAGCTAATAGAAGAAGCAAAACATTTAGCAATTTTACGCAAATATGAAAATAGACAGACATATTTGAATAATTGCATTTGTTGTTTGAAAGAAGCTTTGGAAGAACTCTCCAAGTCAGACTGGGTATCTGTTGAGGATGGGTTGCCTCCTTACGGAGAAGAAGTCTTTGTAACAAGCAAGATGGCTCCTGATAATGTTTTCAAAAACAGAAGAGTGGAATGCACTACCGTCCCAAAAGATGATAATGACTTCATCATCTTATGGAAAGGGAGAATGGCTCGTATCACTCATTGGAAACCTATTGATAAGTTGGAGGAGTAATATGACAAAGCAAGAAGCAATGGCTTTCGCTATCAGCGTAGGAAAGCCGATAAAACACAACTCATTCTCAAAAGGTGAGTTCGTTCAATACAAAGGAAAGGAGTTAGTTGATGAAGAAGGAACTATACTTCCTCAACAAGAGTTTTGGGCTATCCGTTCAGGTGGCTCTTGGGAGAATGGATGGGAAGAATATAAAGAGGATTGATATGACAAAAGAAAAACTTTTAGAAAAGGCTAGAGAGTTCGAGAAAAAGAACAAAAGTTTCACTTGGAAGCCAATAGATTTCCCAGAGGATATGACTGAGGAGAGCACTCTTGATGAGCTTGTATCAGAAGGAGATAATATGTATGATGCTTTGAAAGAAGCAGTTGAGCTAATAAGTGATTTGGCTGGTGAATTGGAATATAAAATAGCAGTGGAGGATTGATTATGAATCGTAAAGAAGCAGCAGAGTTATGGTCATTTATTAAGGCATTTGGCGAAGGGAAAGATATAGAAATACGTAGTAAAAATCCACATGCTCAACTTAATGGCTGGGTAAAGATGGATGAGTTTATCTTTGGTAATTTTGAGTATCGTATCAAGCCAGAGCCAAAGTATCGCCCATTCAAGGATGCAGAAGAGTGCTGGAATGAAATGCAAAAGCATCATCCGTTTGGGTGGATAAAATGCAAAGAAGGTTATTTCAATATCGTTTATGTTAATGACCAATATGTAGGATTGGCAGATAAGGATAATAGCTCCATCCTGTTGGCTTCAAAAAATAGTTATCAAGGCAACATATTTGCCGATGGCACTCCATTCGGCGTAAAAGTGGAGGAATAGATTATGATTCAAATACACAAACACGACAAGGGCGAATTGTATTCTATATACGGTTTCTTTATTGACCCCAATAAAGATGTGTGGGTTGACAAGAAACAACTTATGGAATTATACAATGAGATTAAGAAAATAAAAGAGGAGGAATAATTATGGCATAGGTAGCAACTAATGCAAATGGTTTAGAATTTCTTTTTATAGAGAAACCATACAGAAGTGTATATAGAGAATATGGATATTGGAATCCTACATATTCTGGTATTGGTGGTTGTATTCTTATACCTCATGGAAGTATCAAAAATATCATCGGAAGAGAATTATCTTTTAGCGATGAGCCAGTAGAACTTAAAGAAGAATAGTTATGTTTGGATTTTATGTTATACTTACCCTAGCTGTTATGTTTATAGCTTGTATGGGTGGAGTTTTCGGTTATTTAATTGGTAAAAATATTGAAGAGAAAAATATGAGCATGTAAATATGTAAGGAAGCCTATCAAGAATTGATAGACGGAGATATAGAATGGCTTATTAGACAGCCTAGAGACCTCGAAAGAGACCATATAGAGGAAGTGCTAAGAAAGAGTGTTGAACTTTTATACGGGAAGGAAGAATAGCTTATGTATAGACCGATTACAATGTATCAGATTGTTTGCGATAGATGCGGAGAAGTATTTGGAGGTACAGATACTTGCTCTGCACTATTCAGTAACAAAGAAGTCGATATTGGTGACTACTCTGATTGGGAAATGATAGATGGCAAACACTATTGTCCCGATTGTTATGAAGTGGAGGTCATTGATGGAGTGTATAACGTTAAAGCAAAATAGATATGAAGATAGAAAGTATCAAATTCAAGGCTAAACGTCTTGATAACGGAGAATGGGTTGAAGGCAACTTAAGAACATCAAAGTCAGGTAATGCAATGATAATCCCTATTGAGTATAGTGGGGCATACCCCGTAGAACCTTCAACCGTCTGTCAGTTCACTGGACTGAAAGATTGTGAGAACCAAGACATCTACGAGGGAGACATTCTTGCAGAGAAAGAACATCCTGAATTTGAAGTCGGGTATATTGGTTGCACATTTGCTGCTGCTTATATGGGAGATGATCGATTTATTTTCAATCTTCTTGCATTAAGTAAAACTTGCAAGGTTTGTGGTTCAAAATTTGACAGAAAGGAAGGTGAGAAAAATGATGAAGAAAAGAACATATAGGATACTCATTATAGTCTTTTCCTGCATGATGATGGGATATTTTCTCGTTGTAACAATCCTTAATCCATCTGTTTATGAAGTGACAAGATTATTTTTGTTTGGCTTGTTCTTGGGATATTATACATATTGTTTATATAGCATTTATAAATGAGGTAAGAAATGAAGATTAGATTAGCAAAGAAGATAATGAAAGCAGACACTTATGCTGATTATCCAAGTAAGCATCCTTCACCTTACTGGAAAGCGAAGTTTAAGGAAGCTTATAACGAGTATGGTTGTGTTACGTTCTGTGAAGATTCGAGCAAGTGTAAATACCGCAACAAGTTTGACCATCGTATTGTAAAGGCAGAAAAGATTTCTGCAAGATATTCTCGCAAGCTGATGAATTACCTTAATAGGCTGGCTGGTAAAAATCCTTTCGATATTAGAGATATATTAGGTAGTTCAAATAAACTAAAAAAATATGATTATGAAACAAGAAATGCAAAAATCAATCTTAAAAATTCAAACAGCAGTCGAAACTCTGACAAGACAGAAAGTTATTGACAAAAATGTGTATGACTTTATCCATGGAGAAATCAAATCTCTTTCGGAAAGTGTGGGGAATATAGAGGAAGTAAATAACCTAGATGAAACACTCCTTACCTTCACAGATAAGGAGGAGTATGTAAACCAGCATATCAACCTTGCTGATACATCTGTACTTTGCAAAGAGTTGAATAGAAGAAAAGACATTGGTGACGATTTCTTTGTTGTAGCAACAGAGGGAAAATAAGTTAGCTTATGGAAAGATTAACTAAAGTAATGGATAAGTATTTATCAGAAGCAAAGAAGAAGGTTCTTACCCTCGCAGTCAGCAAGGAATGGTTCGATATGATAGTGTCGGGCGAAAAGAATGAAGAGTATCGGGTAATTAAAGATTTTTGGATGAGTCGCCTTCTCCTTATCAAGGATGAGAAATTCAAAGATTTCGATAAGTACGATAAGCTTCATATCGGTAAGACATTTGAAATGCTTATAGACATCAATACTATCAAGGAGAAACTGAATAATGGTACAATGAAGTTCGTACCATTCACTCACGTTCTCTTCAAGAACGGCTACTATGACGATAGCCCAAAGGTAGAAAAGGAGATTGAGAGTATCACCATCGGTAAGCCGACGAAAGGTCTTTGCCCAGGCAAGTGGTTGGATCATGAATTTTTCATCATCAAGTTCAAGTGATATGGATAAGACAACAGAGCTATCATATAATCACCTCATTTCGCAACTCAGAAAAGAAAACGCTGATTTGAGGAATGAGGTGCGAGTATTAAGGAAATTGCTAACAAGAAAAGGTGGCAAACCACCTAATTAACACTCCGTAACACCGTGTTAAAAGGCATTTTTGACTATCTTTTGTCAAATTAGCTTCCTGTAGCTTTTGGTAACATTAGTTAAGTTAAAGAAAGGTTAAATACTTCACATAAGCCTTTCTAAGCTGTCTATTTTTCTTCTCCATATCCTTATACCATTTTTCAGAAAAAGCCTTATACAGAGGAAAATAGATTTTATTTAACACCTTAATTTTCAATAAGTTATATAAAGTTAACCGAGAAAAATAATGCGGTTAAAATTTGGTCATTTGCAAAAAAATGACTACCTTTGCACCAACAAAAATAAATAATAACAATTAAAAGATAAGAGCAATGAGAACGTTAGACAAATCAGAGTACACGAAAGTTATTAAGTTTGATAACTGGAAAGAGATGCTAAAGCATGAAGGTAGATACGTAATGGTAGATTCTGATATGAAGGTTATTTCTTTACTTAAATATGAGTCTAAGAATGGCATAATAACAAATTATATCTATATAGATATAGCTGGAGTAAATTGCGATGAGGAGTATTTCTTTGAGTTGAAAGAAGAATTGGAAGGAAAAGAGACTTTCTTTGCCCTCTTAACAAAGCAAGAAATCAACGCAAAAATGAGACAGATTGAACTAAGAAATATTATTGATACTTGGAATATGATAGACAAGTACAACGTAATAGATTACAAAGAAAAGGATTCAATATCAATTCTTGTTAGTGAAGCTGAGTATAACAGAATGATGAATGCTTCTAAGAATAAGGAATACATCAAGAACCTACGCAGAAACAGATAATATTGAAGGTCTTCAACTTGTTCTACTGTAAAGGGTGCGGTTAGTAAGGTTTCTAAATTATTAAACGTTAAGTAATTATGACAGCATTAGATTTTAACGATAGAGGACAGGCTTTCGTTTCATTCGACGAGTTCAACAACTATATGAATGAACACTTAGAATATGGTGATTACACCGAAGAGAAAGATGGAATCACTTATTATTATAATAGTGGCGGTTGTCTTATCGGCAAGTATGACAATAACGAAGGTTTCGGAATTACTTATTAATAAATACAGCCCTCGACACCGCGGTAAAGTCACAGCGTATGAAAAATATTTATGGAAAGACCATTAAGCCAAAGTACGAGGTCGCTCTTAAACAACATGTTAAAGGAAGTGTGGATGACGATTATGAAAGTATAGAGTTCCATGCCGCTAACAACTATTGGGAGTCAGTCCGTATGGCTAAGAAGTATTCGTTTGGCATCGGTTCAGAAAATAAACGCTTTGCCGAAACCGATAAATTGGACGCTGGTCTTGCGCAAGTAACGGTAGTTTGTTATTATTCAGACGATACATCAGACTACAACGAAGTATGGCAAGAAGAATATATTAATGGCAAGAAGACGGTAAGATATTAGTTTTAGGCATAACGGATAGAAAGATAAAAAGGTAACGACTGGTCCAACCAACTAGTCACAATAAGAGCAATGAAATGTTAGACAGAACAAACATTCACTTTAAGAAAGCTGTAGAAGCTATATTGGAAAAGGTAAAAAGAAATAAGGGGCATGTAACGTTAGGTCTTGATACAGATTACTTAGACATCTGTTTATTTATTAAAAAAGACAGCGAAGTTTTTTATCATGACATGATTTGTGATTTTCATACTAAAGACGAAATCCGCCAGAAGGTAGATAACTTCAACAAAATGTATTACGCATGCAGACAATTAAAAAAGAAAGGAGATCGCCATGAGTAAGGAGTATATTGGAACAGATTGCTATAATCGCAAGATGGAGCTTTACTATATCGGCAATGAAGTTTATTGCGACCACATCAAAAACGGAGTTGTCGTCAAGACAAACAGCATCACTGTAGATAACCGCATTCTTGGATTGTTTGGCAGTCCTCATACAAGCGGAGCATATATCTACGATGAGATAGCAAGAATGTATGGCAAGAAGTTATAATAACTGCATATAAAAAGTAAGAGCAATGAAGGCAGACAACGTTTTAGAGCATTTCGCTGAAATGATGATTTCACGAATGCAAAAGATGAAGGCAGGAGATTGGAAGATGGGTTGGTTCACCACATCTTATGGTGGTAACCCAGTGAACCTTGGAGGGCGTGAATATAATGGGATGAACTCATTCTTCCTGTTCCTCCGCATAATGGACGAAGAAAGATTCAAATATCCTATCTTTGCTACCTTCAATCAGATAAAGGCATTAGGAGCTAGTGTGAACAAAGGAGAGAAAAGCTTCCCTGTTCTGTTTTGGTCCATTCAGTACAAAGACAAGAATGGAAACAAAATAACAGAAGACAGCTACAACGGAATGACTCGATCAGCCCAACTAGACTGCAAAGTCCAGCCTTTCTTGAAGAGCTACAATGTGTTCAACCTCAGCCAAACCAACCTCGAAGAGTTAGCACCTAAGACGATACAAAAGTTGAAGGATAAGTTCAGTCTCAAAGATAAGAATGAGTTACCGACAGACACGGCTGGTATGTACGTCAACGAGAAAATTGATGATATGCTTCTTTATCAGAAGTGGCTCTGCCCTATCCGCTACGACAAGTATTCAAGTGGAGCTTTCTACAGAGTTGGGGTAGATGATATTACAACACCACTTAAAAGTCAGTTCAAGAAGGGCAATACAGAGCAGGAGATATTCGAGGATGGACAGGAGTACTACTCGACCCTTCTACATGAAATGGTTCACTCAACAGGGCATAAGTCTAGATTGGATAGAGGGTTTGAGAATGAGAAAGGAGAAAAGGACTATGCAAGAGAAGAGTTGGTTGCAGAGCTTGGAGCAGCTCTTATCGGAAACGTCCTAGGCTTTAGCAGTCGCATTTTAGATAATAACGCTGCTTACCTAGATGGTTGGATCAGCAAGCTTAAAAAGCAACCAAAGTTCATCGTTTCTGTTTTGACAGACGTAAACAAGGCAGCTAAAATGGTATTAGAAATCGTGAACAAAGAAAAGGCACAATTACTAATGCCTGCATAAGATATTTTATTGCTCTATCTAAGGCGGTATAAGCGGATTTGCTTGTATCGCCTTTATTCATTATCATCAAAAACATAAAAAGCTCTATAAGCGAAAATAAATATGCAATTTCTTGGTTAAACCTATTTGTTGTTTAAATATTTTTAGTATCTTTGCACCAAAAGTAGTAAAGATATGAACATCGAAGAAATACTCAAGAAAACTGATACTATCAGCCAAAAGATAGAAGAGCTACGCAGAAGGACTGTAATGGTCCCTTTGTGGAGTTATCTTTTGAGTTTATATGAGCCAGCAAGCCATAAGGTAATGACAGATACCATAAGCCTTCGTGATAAAGACAATGGTGAAAAATCATCTCGTATAGCGGTTGCCCTTGAAAAGCTGCTCACAAACAGAATAACAGAATTTACATTCTCTATACCAGTTAAGAGAAAGTACAACACTCCAGAAAATGATATTCAGAGGGAAATCCAAAAGGCATTAGAAAAAATCTACGATTGTGCTCATATTGACAACATGAACTACAAACGTGGACTAGCCTATTTCGCAAGCTGTGAAATCTTCACCATCTGGTATTCTGTTAAGAAGCATAACTCTCTATATGGTTTTGAATCAAACTACAAGTTGAAGTGCAAAACCTTCTCCCCTATGGATGGAGTAAGATTGTACCCTATCATTGATGAGTATGATGATATGCAAGCTATGTCGTTTGAGTATGATAAGACCGTTTCCGATAAAGAGACGATAACATTCTTCGAGACCTTTACAGAAAACTATCATTTCATTTGGAAGAAAAGTAACCTTGGTGAAATGTGGGAGGAAGTAACTGCACAAGTTGATGAGGATGGGAACACTAAGAGTGGTGAGGAAATCATCATCCGTAAGATTCCTGGAGCATACCTGTCTCGACCTCATGCCATCTACGAGGGGCTTGATAATATCCGAAGTGAATTTGAGTATAATGTCAGTCGCAATAGCAACGTGATTGCATATAACTCTGCACCAATCGCAAAAGTCAAGGGTGGCATAGTCGGACAAGAGAAAAAGGGAGAAAGTTTGCGTATATGGAGAGTCGAGAATGATGGCGATATTTCATACGTATCATGGAATCAGTCGCAAGAAGCGGTTAGCGGTCAGAATAAAACCCTCCTCGGATTGTACTGGATGCTTTCTCAAATGCCAGATATTAGCTTTGAGAATATGAAATCTCTTGGTAATATCGGCTACGATGCAAGACAGACGTTGCTCACAGATGCACATCTGAAAGTCCGCATGGAATCGGGCGCTTTCAAGGAGTTCTTTGAAAGAGAGTTCAATGTAATTAAGGCATTCTTGAAGGTCATGAATCCAAAATGGGAAAAGGAGATAGATAACGTCACCTGCGACCACATCATCACTCCTTACATACCAAAGGATGAGAGCTACGACATCACCATCAGACAAAAGGCTAATGGTGGTAAGCCGGTAGAAAGTCAGCTTGAATCCATCGTTAAGCTTGGCCAGTCGCAAGACCCTCAGCAGACAATGGAGGATATTCGACAGGATGAACTTAATGCGGCAGCAGTACAGCAGTCTGCTTTTGCTATGGGTGAACAAACAATATAAACGCAATAAACTGCACAAGTTATGAAGAAAAAAATCGCAATTTGGCTATTCAAGTTAGCTAGAAGACTCTACCCTATCAGTGTAACTGTCTTTGAACAGAAAGAAATCCTAGACCAAAGGTATGTGCCAAGGCTTATAGTATCGACAAGAATTACATTCGCCACTACAAGAGAGACCATCATGTCAAGTCCATGAGAGAAGCTTTGCGTGAGATAACAAAGGAAACTCTTGCACAGGCAAAGAAAGATGTACTCAATACTATCGAATCCAAGATCATGAAGCAGAGAGTATATCAGAAGGATGGCAATACGATTGTAGAGGTAAAGGTTAATTGCTATGTCTCCAAAGAAGAAGGTTAAGCCTATTCCAAAAGAACCTCAGTTCTGCAAATTATGTGCCCACGTTTCCAACCCACGTAATCTTAGTGTTACGGGAGAGCCAACGTTGGGCACTTGCCCTTATGAGGAGTTTGCTATCCTCTATCAAAGGGAATGTGTAAACGAACATTATAAGCCGAAATAAATGAGACCAAATATCCCCAATCAAAAGAAAGCATACGATGCTCTGAACAGACGCTTAGTTAACTACGTGGCACAAGTTCAGAGTATTTATGATAGAATCGCTAGCCAAGTTGCTATTGCTATAGATGGTGTCGGTTATGATGGTTCTGCGGAGTTCTTATTTGGGGACTATCCAGAACTGAAACAAACCATCAATGGCATCATGACTAGTTATGCTGCACAGATGAATAACCTCATCTATGCAGGTACCACAAATGAGTGGAAAGAAAGTAACATCATGCAGGACCTACTTGCAAGAAAGGTACTTCGTGCTTATGATTTTGAGAAGGGCGGAGATAAGTACAACAGGTATTTCCAACCTAATTCAGATGCTTTGAAGGCTTTTCAGAATAGGGTTGATAAGGGGTTGTCTGTTTCGCAGAAAGTATGGTATCAGTCACAAGCCTTGAAAAAGGAGCTGGAGCATACCATATCAACTGCAATAGAAAGAGGGCAGTCTGCGGTTGTTCTCAGCAAGCGAATCAGTAAGTATCTGTTAGACTATCCTTCATTAAAGGCAGATTATACAGAAAAGTTCGGAAAAGCCGCTACATGCGCGAATTGTCAATACGCTTCTATACGTTTGGCAAGAACCGAGATAAACATGGCTTACCGAAAGGCAGAGCAGACACGTTGGCAACAATTTGACTTCATCTTGGGCTATGAGATTAAGTTGAGTAAACGCCACCCTGCACCCGACATCTGTGATGATTTGTTGGGAATATACCCAAAAGACTTTGTCTTCCTAGGTTGGCATCCTAACTGCATGTGTTATGTTGTACCTATTGTGATGAGCGATGAAGAGTACTATGGTTCTCCTTCCATTCAGAAGTCAGCTATGATTTCTCGCCCTCCAAAGAACTTTAATGACTGGGTACGCAATAACCGCAGCCGAATCGGGCAAGCTGAAACACTTCCATACTTCTTGAAGGATAACAGAAAGTATTGGCACCTGTCCGTTGAGGACGCGGCTGAGTACCGCCATGCTGACAGAGACGAAAAAGCCATAAAGCTTGCTTGGAAGAACAGAGACTTATTGAAATACAACATAGATGTAGATAATTCTGACATAGCAACATTAAGGCGAAATGCTAAAGCCTATGAAGTTGATATATCAAGCTTTGAAAAATTCCTCACTACACATCAATTTAAAGAGAGTTTTGGAATGATGACTGATATTGAACGTTCTGTTTTGTCAGATATGTTCGATAAGTATGATGACAAGGTTAGTCAAGCTATAGAGTCTTTCGGCAGGATAAAGAAAAGTTATCTAACTAAGTTTGATTATAGCTATAATTTCGGCGATTGGAGGGATGGTATAACTAATAAGTTTGCAAATATCACTCCTACACAATTCGAACCAGTGAGCAAGATAAAAACAAAGTTGAAGGCTACCTATGATGAAGCTCGTAGGGAACTGCAAGACCTTCGTTCTATTCCGTTGAAGCCTAAGAAGCTGATAGATGATTTTGATGATTGGGAATTGGAGACCGCATTAGACGACCAGGAAGCAGTTATGGCAGGAAAGAAACTCATGCAAAATCTGTATGGACCAAACATTGATAACGTCAATTCTTGGATAAGAGTTATGTCGGCTTACAAATCAGAAGGCTGGGGCAAGGCTTATGAGGTGTTTCTTGACGAGTATCATAACGGCTTGAAGGAGGTCATGGAAGCTGCTACCCATCTGAACGAATTGAGAACAGCAGATTTGAGTATCATTCCTACAAGATGGATTCCTCGCTTCAATGATTATATCAAGACCATAGAAACTGCAAGGATTGATGTCCGAGGTTATGAAAGGGTTTATCGTGAGATAGAGGGTGCGTACAACATCTACAAGCTGTCTTCAGATCAAGATTTGATTGCGTATGGCTTAGATAAGCTATCCTTCAATACACCTCATACCATCGTGGAAGGCTTTAGAGGTATTGGATTGAGTCCGACCAAATGGCTCGGAAAGAAAGAGTTCTACGATAGCTTTGACAAGTTTGTTCCTTGTATCACCCTCAGCGGCGACAAAGCATACTTTTGGAGCAAATACAATCATGTGCGAATGGACTTCGATGGTCTGAAGGAAAGAATCTTGAATTCAGAATGGTATCGCAAGGGTCTCCAATATCACGAATACGGACACGCTAAAGCCGCATTACAAGGTAATTGGGAAGGAAATGCAGACTTCAAGAATCTTTATAAAAGGTTTTTCGCAGACTACAACAAGCCCGAATATAGATACGTAGATGGAGAAGGTGTTTCGCAATGGAAAATCGCTGATAGACTATTTGAAGAGCTCAAACTCGTAAAAGACAAAACGTATGATGTAATGGAACAATTTGGCAAAATCTCTGATACTTTGCAAGCTATCGACAAAGACCACAACTGGATACAGGGAATGTTAGGACACGAAGTCGATTACTTCGCATCGAGTTCGCATAATTGTTTAGCTGAGATTATAGCCCATTTAAGCGAAAATTATTGGTCTAACAATAAATACTTCAAAAAGGTTTTACCAAGGCTTTATAATGAAGCTATGGCTCTCTATGAGAAGTATTATAAGCTAAACAAACCGAAAAAAAGATAGGTGGTAGTCTATGGTTCTACCACCCATCTTGATTTTCTTTCGGTAGGACCTACGGCTGATTCATTGGTAATATAGGTCAGACCAAACTTTGTTTTAGTTTTCATTGCCTTGCGAATAGAGAGCATTATTTTTTCTCTCGTAAAGCCGCTAATAGGATAGTTTTGTAGAGCTAATTCTACTGCGCACATTTGAGCTACACCTGCATTTCCTTTGCTATAGTAGTTCACTACCTGTTCGTCTGTAAGCTCGTCCACGGACTTAACAGAACATTGTTCTAGATATTCTTGTATATTCATGCTGCAAAGATAGTAAAAGTTTCCCAAACTACAATACTTCCGATTAAAAAGTTAGCAAAAGTTAGCAAACAGACTATAAATAAGTTTAAAAGTTAAACTATTGTAAGTACTTGAAAATAAAGTGGTTATTATTTGGTCAAATGCAAAAAAATGACTACCTTTGCACTATCAAAAATAAAAAAATAACAATTAAAAGATAAGAGCAATGAAACAGACAATAAACGTATCAAACAAGGCAGAAGTTAAGGCAGTAGTAACAAACGCATTAACTGGTAACTTCAACTATTTTCAAGGTGACATTCGTAAGGGTAATCGTACAGCTCATGTAAATTACTTGTTTTTTGGAAGTAGCGTTTATATTCTCGTTACATATTCTGAAAACGGAGAAAGCGTAGCAGAAGATACAGTTTCATACTGCTACACAGCAAAAAGTGTTGCTACCAAGGTCTCAGAATTTTTAAACGTTAAGTAATCATGACACAGCAAGAATTTGAGCAGCGAGTAGGAATGTCGGTCAATGCTACCGAATACGCTTCCATCGAGAATGTATATATGGCAAGTGACCTAGATAAGGATGCTTTCTGCATTCTTTGGGAGAAGATGAACTTCAAAAGAGTTGCAAGAGCTAGAGAAGAGCGAGCAACCAAGTTGAAGGAGCAAATGAAGAAGGAACAGCTATTCAACATATTGAACAAGCCATACGGCAAAAACGAGTTTGGTATGCTAGCCGATAACTTCTACAGCAAAAGTGAAAAAGCTGTACTAGAAAGCATCGGAATCCACATGCAGCAAGAAAGAAATGGCATTCCATACTTTGTAAGCGTAGCATCAGTATTGGTTGATTTACGCAAATATTTGAAAGTCGCATAAGAAGGTAACGGTAGGGCTAACCACCCTACCTCTATATGATAAGAGCAATGAATACGATTAAAACGTTTATTCCATCAGAGTCAGTTGACGCATTCAAGAAGTTCGCTGAGAAGACAAAGCGCAATGTAGAAGGTTTCGACTACTCCATTAGTAACCCACGAAAAAAGTTATTCCGTCATGCGGTAGTAGAAGATTGTCAAACCATCATTGGTAAGTATTGGCATGACATCTGTGACCTCACCATCAATATGCCAGACGAAAGTAATTGGAGATTGCTGGCCACATATAAGAATGGAGCCTTTACTCCTGCTGATACAACCAAGGAGTTGGTATTCAAGATTAAGGAGCATGGAGCTGATTACGGCAAATGCGACCTATGTGGACATTGGTGTAACAACGCATACGTTATCGAGAATACACAAACTGGCGATGAACTGCAAGTAGGTTGCGAGTGCATAAAAAAAGTTCGGATTGAAGTACATTGACTTTCTCTCAGACTTTACACGCAAACTTTATGAGACCTACGACCACACCATCAGATATGCCACCGATGATGACTATGGAGACCTTATCCCAATTTGGGGTGGTCCTAAGGATAGTAGATATACGGATGCCATCTTGAAGAATGACATGATCGCCATGCGCAAGGCTCAGTATGACGAGTGCCCCGTTTACAAAAAAGGCTATTACGCAAATGGTCGCTATTACCCATCAGAAACAATCGCCAAATTAGAGGAAATAAGAGATTCTAAGAAGTTTACGGTTGACACCTCATACATTACAAATGTCTGCGATTTTGCGCTATCTAAAGAGCCTAAATCACAATTCGAGGTTGAAATGCAGAAAGTAGCAAATGACTACTACACATTCTCGGAGCAGTTCGTTTATGCTTTCTTCCTGGTGAAGAACTACGAGGATAGCTCGAAAGGTGGTATTGATGCCATCAAGAAAGGTATGCAAGTCAAGGTAGTCGGTAAAGTCGTTCAACAGCGCACAGAGCAGTCTTACTACGGAGAAATGGTCACAAACACCATCCTTACTAAAAACGGAATAGTTTGTGAAAGGGTTGGCAAAATACCAACTACACAAAAAGATGGCGAGAAAACCACAGAGTTCTATGCTATCGTCAGGGGTGTGTTCAATGGAAAGGTTTGCCTAGATAGAGCTACCAAGAACCCCAAGAAGGGAATCGAAGTAAAGGAGATTTAGTTATGAGCGCATTCAACATCAACTCCTATTATGGCTGCGAAACTTGCGAAGCAGCCGACGAATATGGTAATGGTTGTAAGCATGGTCTGTTATTCCCTGTCCTGCTTGTGATGGCTAATAAAAGGGAATGCCCAAATTATAGATTTCAAAGAAAGAAATAGGATGAGTTATAAAGACAGAATAGAATTAGAGCAACTTTTAGGTAGTTTTGTAACATCACCTAAAAGCCTTCTATCAGAAAAAGAGGTCAAATTGCTAAGAAAAGCCATGCGACTTATTGGTAGAGTAGATAAGAGATACGCAGATTTATACATGTAAATACGAAATGATATGAAATTGCAGGTTTATTTCTTATACAGAACAGATGAGCACCTATCAACAGACAGCAAGGAATTGCTCTTTATTGGCAACCTTCCAAATTGCATGAAAGCGGCAAGGAAGTTTAATGCTACAGATACTCAAATTAATGAACTCGGGTATCAAAAGCAAAGTCAGCTAAACAATGTAGGTTACGAGTTTATGCTAGAAAAGCATACCCTTAACGAATATATAGTAGAACCATAAAATATACGATTATGAAGATATACAAATTGATATGGTATCTCTACACAGAGGACCAACTTAAAGAATCCCTCATCACCGATAAGGAAGTTGCAGAAAAACGTTATCAAGACCTCAAAAAGGCTCTTTATCGTGGATGCTGGTTATCCCTCTCAGAATTAGTTGAAAACGAAGACCACGAACTAGTGAAGGGTGAAGGTCTTCATTATAACGACATTTAAAAGTTAGAGCAATGGAACAGAAGTTATTAGATTTGATTATCCATATAGGACAAGTTAAAGGTTGGGCTGTAGATGCTACAGATAATGGCAAAGACCTTGCCTACATCTTCTTTCAGCGTTATTCTCCTGCAGGTCAAGATTTCAATATGTCAATCGAAATGCTTGCCAATGACCCGAAAGAGTTTTTAAAGAACCTCGATGATTACTACGAGAACTTCGATCCAGATAGTGAAGCACTAAACTGGTGTGACAAAGAAGGTCATGGAATAAACGGAGCACCCAAACGCTTGAAGGATATCATCATTGATTTCGAGGAAATCGAAAAGGAAATCAAAGAACTCCTAGAAGTGTTCAATCTTCGAATAGAGGAACTAGAGAAAGCTGCCATTCACAAGGTTAAAGTGCAAGTAACCGAATACCTGCAAAAGGTAGTGGAGGTTGATGCCATCAATGGCAGTGATGCATGCGATAAAGTCGAAGAAATGGTTAATGGGGCAGAAATCATCTTGACAGCAGACGATTTCACAACAAGAAAGATTGAGCCTTATGAAGATGAGTAAAACTGCACAAGGTGTGCAAAAGCTAAAAGATGGAGATTTGAAAGGAGCGCTCTCCATCTTTTCTACTTTTAAGTATGATTTCACAAGGGATGAACGTAGAATCATGCGAATTGCATACGAAACACTTTGCGGACATGGTGCTTTCTATCAATCATTAGGAATTGATGCTAGTCAGATGATAGTAGATGCGACAGCTATACTAAACACTAAATATCTAAGTATCAATAAGTTAAACTAAGTTAGCAAAAAGTATATTTAGCACTAAACATTTGGTCATTTGCAAAAAAATGATTACCTTTGCACTATCAAAAATAAAATAACAATTTAAAAGATAAGAGCAATGAAAGAGTTATTAGAAAACATAGGTAACTTTAATGGATGGAAAGGAAACATCTGTCTTTACTTCCCCAAAAAGAAGGTTAGAGAATTAAAGCGTTATGGAATAACAGAAGATATGGATATAAAACAAGCATATCTTAAAGTGAGTAATATTAAAAACATATAACTATTATAGAGCAATGAAACTGATTACGAAAGAAATTAAGAAGAGACTGGAAGAATATCCTCTCTACTCACAGGATGGTAAAAAGGAAGAAGCCATCTGTCAAGCAAAGTTCTTCCTTTGTGTTGGTGCATGGTCTTGGTTCATATTAGAAGCAGACCTAGAGAACAATATCGCCTACGGAATCACTATCAATGGAAGTGGTGAAGGCGAGTACGGTTACACAAGCCTAACCGAGTTGCAGGGACTAACAACGAAGTTAGGCTTAACAGTAGAGCGAGATACCTCATTCTCCCCTACTCCACTAAAGGATATTAATAACGAATATCTAAAGAAATTTCTTAAGAAAATGTACGCTTGAAAATAATTTCTCACTTTTTTCAAGAAACTATTTGTTGATTAAATAATTTTATCTATCTTTGCAAAAAGTTACAAAAGAAATGAAGATTTATACATCATACTTCTCAAACGGAGCTAAGTTAGCAAAAGCTGGTATCATGATGATCGGTATTGCCCTCTACCCTCCGAAATGGTTTACAGGATTGTCAAACAAGTACGTGTCACCATCATGGGACATTCTTCACAACTCCAAATCTAAAGAAGATTACGTACAACGTTTCAATTCTGGGATATTGGCTCATCGGGACCCAAAAGCATTTCTCTCAGCAATAGAGAAAATGGCAAATGGAAAAGATGTAGCTCTATGTTGCTTCGAAAAGCCAGATGATTTTTGCCATCGCCACCTAGTGGCAAAATGGCTGAATGAAAAGTTGGGAATACAGGTCGAGGAATTTGGAATTTCCAAGAATCCTGTTTACTCGGAGCAAAGCTTGTTTTAGGAATCCCTTCTTCCATCGGAATACCCACAAGGGTTGGCGGCTCGGAAAGACGAGCATTTTTGCGTGTAGAGAATATTGTTATTATAAGCGGAGATAGCTCAGTTAGCAGAGCGCAGTGATACCATCACTGAGGTCGTTGGTGCGGCTCCAACTCTCCGCTCTTTTGCGGGTATAGCTCAGTCGGTCAGAGCGTCACATTCCCAATGTGAAGGTCGAAGGTTCGAGTCCCTCTAGCCGCTCTATTTTTGTAGAATTAAAATAAAAGAGCATGAAAAGTTGCAGAGACATACAAGATAGAACATTCGGTATTGAAATAGAAATGTGCAATCTTGAAAGGTCTAAGGTATCTCTACCCGAAGGCTATTCATGGAGCAAAGATGAGCAAATTTACAATACTGATGGTTCAACAAATAAGTCATTTGGTGGTGAGGTAAATACCCCACCATTACATATTTGCTGTCTAAAGGACCTACATGACCTCCGCTCTGTATATGAATCAATGGTTGTCGCAGGAGGAAAGATAAAGTGGAGTATTGATACTCATGTGCACATTTATGCAGGAGATTTGTCTGTAGATCAGATTAAGAAGGTGTTTTTGTTCTTCTATGTTTGCTATCCATATTTCAAGAAATATGCTCATATTTCTGATTGGGATGAGCTGGTATTTAATGCACAACCTGTTCCTACAGAGAAGTACTTCGAAGGCGTTAAAAATGCACAGACGTTTGATGAATTACAAACCCTCTTCACAAATCAGTCTAAGAAAGGTTTCATACGCCATGCAGTGAATATCTCGGCATATTTTAAGACAAAGACGATAGAATTTAGAACGTTTCATGCAACTGATGATTTCTATCGAGCTATGAATTGTGTGTATTCTGCATATCGCATATTCTATTACGCTATAAGCCACGAATTGCAAGATTATCAATCTATAACATCTTACAAGCAATTTTGTGAGGTTACAGGGCTTAAATATGATACTCCAGAAGAGTTATGCCCACTCCTATATCAAGGGAATCCATATAGCGCAATAGAAGCTTTTATGACTATGCCTTTGCCATACAATTCTGAAATGGTTTCAGCTCTATATGATGCTGTAAAAGCTAACGGACACAAGGAAATCTGCATAGTAAATGGCTTTATGTATTACTATGAGTTATTCTTCCTTGATAAGGTGGAAGTATCTATATACTGCCAAGATGCCTACTGCTATCTGCTCTATATGTTGGCAAATGGTAAAACATCACTAACATATAAGGATAAGCTTGCATGGTTGGAGGACTATAACAATCCTACACCATCAAGACAGCTTGCGCTAGCTCTTTATGCCGTGAAACTGCAAAAGTATTTCATGAGTGAATCGGCAAGAAATAGTGCTGTCTTCGAAGCGTTGAAAATTAAGGCAAGGGAATCTATCGAAAAAACCGAGAAGGCAAATGAGCGATTGATGAGATTGCTCACTACATGTGATTTCCATGTTGGAACACTAGAAGAAGCCATCAAGAACAAGAAGGTAATCTTCTTTAATTACGGAAGAATAGAGAAGAAGCAGAAGAGAGCATTCAAACTCATTTCTGAGAATAGTGACTTGAAATCAGATTTTTCTGTTGCAAGGAACGATTACTATAATCTTGTGGAAAGTATTCCGAGTGATAGTTATTTCTACTATTTCAGCAACAGCCCTTATCTGAGAAACCTGCATAAGATAGCTATGTGGAATAATTCAAGTGGGGAAAGACGGTCTGCAGGAAGGTTCCTCTATTGCAATAAGCCAACTGCACAAAATAATGCAAGCACCTCATATTCTTCATACAGAATCGAATGCAACGAGATTGTACCTCCCGATGATTTGGAGATTACAGACGCAAGCAAACTGATGATTGAACGGGTAAACCCACCTTTACTTCATTGCTTGCAAAAGAAGTATATCAAGAAGGTGGACCAATGTAGTGTCTGTCAATTTGCTTTTGTGGTGAAATACGACAAATATACCCTAGGTGTATTTGGTTTTACGCTACCTCAACACAAGGGGTATGATTTGTTTCAGTTAACGGACTTCTGCACGAATAACGCAATCCCTCGATTGAGTAAACTCATATTCTATTGCATTCAGTCTGTAGGCGTTCAAAGATATTTGAGCAGAAGAATGCGCAAGCTTTGCGAGAAGGTTATATCCTGCGCTTATACTCATAAGCCAGTGAGCATGAAATATCGTGGCGTGTACAAGAAAGTGAAGGAACACTGCACATCATCTTATCTTGCTTACGAAGGAATACTTGGCATATACCCTACGAATAAGGAAATCATTGAGAAATATCAAAAATCGTTGAAGAATGGAAAATGAAGATAGATGGAAATACGCAAAAGTTGATATAAACCTCATAGATGAGGTAGAAATCAATGCAAATGAAATGTCGGGTGAAGACTTCGCCCAACTAACAGACAACATTGCTAAGTCTGGATTGAGTAGTGTGCCTACCTGTATCAAGATGGATAATGGTAGATACATCATGATCAGCGGTAATCATCGTTTGAGGGCATGCAAGAAACTGCACTATAAAAGGCTAGGCATCTTGTATGTAGAAGAGAGCGAGATTACAAATGATGAAGCTATTGCTATTGAATTATCTCACAACTCCATTCATGGTGAAGCTAATGTTAGTATCTTGAAGAAGTTGTTTGCATCAATTAAATCTATCGACTTTAAGAAGTTTGCCCATGTGAACATCGACGAGATTAAGCCAATAAGCACGGAGGGTATAGATGTATATGCCATGCAGGAGAATTTCGTATTCACAATCATCCTTTACCCTAGCTCATTTGCTAGTCTGGAAACATTGTATGGAGACATTCGTGAACAAGCTCGCAAAAGTGATGCTCTCGTTTTAGCTTCCGATGAAGATAACGAGAAAACCCTGCTTAAAATCCAAAAAGAGATAGGTAAGGAGTTTGGCATAAAATCCCCAAGTATCTCATTTGCGAAATTGTTAGAGTTAGCGAGTGAACGTTTAATCGAAATAAAGGAAGGAGAAAAAGAAAATGATTTGGATAATAATGACAGCGAGCGATAAGGACTCGTATGTGACACAACGCAATCAAAATTTCATCAAAGAAGCATTAGGAGCAAACAATGTTACATTTGTTAGTGTGCAAGATGAGGATTCACTTAATGACTTAAAGATAAGTGATAGGGACATAGTTATTACACAGACGAGAAATAGAATTATCCTAGATAAGATAGGCAAACTTGAAGCAAAGAATACGTCAGAAAGTGATAGAACGATCGTCTTGACAAAAAACAAAGAAGTTCTCAAAGAAGAACTTTACAGGCACGGCATCTCGTTTCCGAAATCATATAGCAAGCGTGATTTAAGGGAAGAAAATATGTATTTCGTGAAGCCATTAATGGGTGAAGACTCTAATATGGTTGATAACCTTTCGGTCTGCAAGAGTACCCAAGAGGTAAGAAAGAAAGTTGATGAGATAGAACGTTTGGGTGATATTGCTATCATCGAAGACTTTATTGCAGGAAAGGAATGCACTGCTGCTTGCGTTGTCAATCAGAAAACAGGAGACATAGACGTTTATCCTATTTTTGTGGAATTGACAACACCATACAATATACTCACTCACGAAGCTAAGATGCAGGAGGAAGAGGTATGCAGTGCTTGTAATCTTGAAGCGATAAAAGAAACTGCACAAAAAGTGTGCAAGGTGTTGGGTATTCAACATTATCTCAGAATAGATTTTAGAATCTCTTCAACAGGCGTTCCGTTCGTTATAGATTGCAACCTGTTTCCAGGTTTAGGTCCTACAGACCATTTTGCAAAATGTCTGTTGCTAACAGAAAATAGGTCTTACATAGATGCTTTGAAAGCAGTCATAGCATCTGCAAGTTAGAAAGGTTGATTATGACAAAGGTAAGAAGAACAGAATTAAAAAAGATTGCCGCTGCTTACGAAAAAAAAGGCGGCAATATGGCTGCTACGGCAGTAGCTTTGGGCATTACACGTCAAGCCTTATATAACTGGCGAAAAGAGGATGAGAAGTTAGCCAAGATGTTGGATGATATAGATGAAGGCATTCTTGACTTTACAGAAAGCAAGTTGGTTGAAAAGGTGAACGAAGGTAATCTAACTGCAATCATCTTCCTTCTGAAAACCAAGGGCAAGAAGCGTGGTTATGTCGAGCAAGTAGATAACAGATTAGTAGAAAATCCATTCGAGAAGTTAATGAAGGAGCTTCCCGATGATGAAGAAGGATAATTATGTATAACGGAGAATTGTATATACCAGACTGTTTGTTCCCAACGGACAATCCGTTGGAGATACCATGTTTGTTGTCTGATGTGCAACCTCAGTACATAGAAATCCCATTCTATTGCTTTGGAGAGCAGGCAAGAACAACTAATATGAATGGCAGGGGAACACTCCACTTCTATACTGATGATTATAGATTCCGGTCAATCTATGAGAAGCCAGAGAAGATTTTGAAGTACAACCCTGGCAGCATTATTGAGCCAAACTTCAGCTTATCAAATGATACTCCAATAGCTTTTGGTATGCAGGCTATCTACAAGAAGCGCTTTCTTGCGAGAGCTATGCAGGAAAAAGGGATAGGTGTATTTGTTGACTTAAATGTGGCTCCTAAGTTCTATAAGCTGAATTTGATGGGTGTCCCTAAAGGTTACTCATCATTCACCACAAGAGGGTGTACAGACCGATTAAATGAACTGCAATTTGAATACGAAATTGCCAAGTTCGTAGCAAATGGCAACAAATTCAGATTTATCGTTTATGGTGGCGGTAATGTAATTGAGCAGTGGTGTAAGGAGAACAATGCCGTCTATGTAACACCAATCATCATCATCAAGAATAAGTTAAAAGCTTTTGAAAAGATGAAAGATACTATTGGTATGCTTGATGTTGATGCAAAAGAAAAATATCAAGAGCTGAAAAAGACCTTGTATGATACTCAAGTAAAGAACTTCTCTATAGAAGATATGCTTGATAACATGCAGGATTTTCCAAAGCTCTCAAAGTAGTTTATTATAGCTAGTAATTAAAGTGTTTGTTTATGGGTAAACGAAGTAATGGAACGAGAGGGACAAACAGTTCTTCAGCAAGCAAGAGCCGTAAGGCAAGTGGTGGGGTGAGCGAGCTTGATAGAAGATTTCCTAATTGGAACATAAATCAA